GCACACGGTCAATGTTGTTTGCAATTTGCTGACGAACAGCGTTGATCTGTTGGGATTGTGCGCCCTGCATGCCCTGTTTCGCGGCGTCTGCGACACCTGCCGATTGTGCGAGGACTGCCTGTAACATCTGTTGCGTCTGTGCCAGTTGCGCACGGATGTCTTGCATGCCATTGCCTTGAGCCGCAATCATCTCTTTGTAGCCCGGAGGCAGAGATGCCGCGTTGTCTTCTTCCCATTTCGATAGCATGGCGTCCATGTCGCCAGACTTGAGTGCGGCGGTTTTGTTGTAATCGCCAGACTTCTCGCCGTCTGTGTTGCCCATGGTCGGGTTGCTCTCGTTTGCTTTTGCAAGGTTTGCGAGAGTATCTGCCATCTGCTTTGTGGTCATATTGGGATTAGCACGCATGTACTGTTCGATCACATCCATAACGGGCTTGTATTGCGCATTCTTGAAGTTGAGTGCGCTGTAACGCTCGAATGTGGATTTGATCTGTTGAGGTGTTAATTGACGATTTTTACCGTCGCCGAAGTCTACCTCATAAATAATTGCTTCAGCGGAAACTTTATCGCCTTCAGTTTCAGGAGAGCCTTTCTCAGCCGCTTGGCCTTCTGCACTGTCCTTGCCTGATGTCTTGGCTTCAGGGGCTGGTTGCGCCTGTGCCGGGTCTACGCCCATTGCTTTAGAGGCGATGCCGTCTACCATCGCGGCCATTGCTTGGGGGTCTTGTGGTGTTGCCATTTTATTCTCCTTGCCCAGCCGAAGCGGGGTCTGTTGATGATTTGTCTACTATGCGTCGTTACGTCTGTTACTGTCGTCCACATTTAACAGTGCGACTTCCGCTTCCAGTTTCTGTCGCAGACGAACGGGCAGTTCGAGCATCCGTTTAGCGGCCCAGATAGAGCCACGACGGAAGTTGATCTCTTCGAGTTCCATGTTCGGGGTCTCGGCGATTGCCATTGCAGACGCCAGTATCTCTTCGTGCATGACCTCAAGCACGACGTTCCAGCCCTTAGAGTTCATAAGGGCGTCGACCGCCTTGAGTTGAGCTTGTGGTGTCATGAGCGTTTTTGCTTCTTGCCCTTGCGAACCACAGCTTTGCCAGCCATGACTGCGCCATGACCTTGCTTGCCACCCTTGTACGACGTGTGAACTGCCGTACCTTTCGGGTTATATTTTTCGGCGTTGCCGTTGTTTTGTCCCATCGGAACCTCCTATCTAGCCTCTATTAGTCTGTCGATTTTAGCGTCTAGTGCATCCAGACGATCCATCACTCGGTTGATGTCATTGTGGACTTCGGACTTCGTGATGTATTCCTTGGCCATCTCTTCGCGCGTGCGGTTCAGCAAAATTTGCAGACGCTTCTGCTCTTCGACGTAGCCACGAATAACCCAGCCCAGAAAGGCTAAGATCGCTGTCAGTGCGCCGCTCCACAGAATGTCGTACTGCATATCCATGGTTATTCTTCTGGTGTTGCTTCGGCTTGTGCCGCTTCCGCCGCCGCTTGTACTTCTGCCGCAGTCTGTACCCAGCCGCGTGTAAAGGCGTCTGCAACGATCAGTTCCCGTGTGGCAGGGATTTGCACACCTTCGTCTAGTGCGCGGGTTGTGTAAATGCCGACAATTTCTTCCATTGCGATGCGTGCGCGGTTTAACACTGCATTGTCTGCCCATTCTTGAGGAGACATCGCAATGTATTCCATTGCCTTTAATTCTGTTTCTGTAATTTCTACCGATAAGTTCGCCATTTTTTTCTCCTGTTTATCCCATCAAAAAGCCGAAAAATCCTGAGTATATAGAGTTGACATGAAGTGCTGTCGTACCATACAGACGCACACCGTCGTTAGCGGCGAGTTCTACTACGAGACTGCCATTCAAAGACAGATACCCGCCAGAAGTGTATCCTCGCTCACATCTAAGCATTGCAGTGCCATTAACGTGAAAATCCAATATTCCAGCGGCGGTATTAAGAGTAAACGCTTGCGCTCCAAAGTAATAACGTCCAGCTACAGGCGCAGTGAAAACTCCAGTAGATGTGTTGTAATGGCTTCCAATGTTATGCTGCATCGAAGAAGGAACTAAAACACCTATAGGGGGGTTAAATGTCGAGGAATAACGTGCAAAGAAAGAGGGCTGATATGGCTTTGTGACACGACCAGATGCGTCGATTTTTAATCTAGTCAAATTTGCACTAAATAATTCGACGTTACTAGACTGCGGGTTGCCCATTTTTAACGTCCCACCACTTGCGAACACTCGCCCGTATGTCGTTCCGCCCCAGCCAGATTGCAGAGACAGCATTCCGTCACCACCAAAACTAGAACCGCCAATGCTAAGTGAAGTCGTGTTGCCTACCAAATCTGGCGTAGTCGAGTTGACGTGGATATTGCCATCACCTCTAATGCGCATACGTTCTGTTAAAGAAGAACCTGTCTGGAAAGTTATTGCATCCGATGTGTTGGCTTTAATAGAGGCTCTATAATTTGCGGCATCACCAAAGGCTAAAATCCCCTCGTTTGCGTCAGGGACTGCTATATTAAATTGTGCATCTCCAGATGTGCTTTGGATACGCCCTATAACACCGCTAGTACCTTGCACATCAAGTTTGACAGTAGGATTTGTGTTGCCAATGCCAAGATTACCGCTGCCGTCGATGCGCATACGTTCTGAGCCGTTTTGACTAAAAATGGTTTGATACGCTTGGACATTTAAGTTGCCCCAGTTTGTGTTTCCATTGCAGGTAACACGCAAGCCGTTTTCAGCACCGCCATCGCTGGTCCCAGCAGAATTTGAAAGCTGCAATACGTTTTGCCCAGAAGAAGATCCTTGTATAGTAGCAAGACTACTAGGCGAACTCGTTCCAATGCCAACCCGACCGTTGCTGTCGATGCGCATGCGTTCTGTGGTAGAAGTTGCCCACATATGATAAGAAGCATTGTTATAAATGGGGGCATATGCGGAAGTGCTTCTATTATAGGACAGCACATCTATGCCGCCAGAAATTACTCCGCTTGAATTTATTTCAAAGCCTTGCGCCCCGTTGTTTGATACTACAAAATCAAGCTGAGGCGAACTCGTCCCAATGCCAACCCGACCGCTGCTGTCGATGTTAAGGTTGCTTGCATTTAAGCCTAATGTTTGCCCTAAAGAAACTTTACCAGATGAAACATTTACATAACCCGTATCCGTTCCATCAGTAATGACTATTCTCGCAGCAGTGTCTGTGCTTGCAAAGGTAGCTACATTTTCAGCAGACGTTGAAACATGCAATGACGTGCTAGGAGAACTCGTCCCAATGCCCACCGACCCCGTGCTTGTCACAGTCAATAACTGATTGCTGTCTAAGTCACCTGTAGTTTGAGCCAAAATAAAGTTATTGCCGTTAGCACCAATAGAAAAGTCAGTGCTAGAAGAATTGAAATATATAGGTATTTCACTTGTAGAGTTGTCACCCACAGTCAGCCCATCGCTGGTGAGCGTGCCATTTACATCGAGTTGCGCGATAGTATAGCTGCCCGTCTCGTCGAGCTTGACGGGGGTGATCGCGTCGTCGGCAAGTTCGGTGGTGCCGATGACACCGTCTGAGATCATGTCTGCGAGAGTACGGGCGCGTGTCATAGTTTATACCTCTGGTTTCGTTGGCCAGACGACGTCTTCGAGCGACGTGTACGTCTGCGTGATGTCGCGTAGGGCTTGGCGGTATGCTGTTTGTTCAGCGGTTGTCGGGAAGTCTTGCAGACCCCACAGGTCAGTTTCTGCAAGCCGCTTGTCACGTTCTTTGCGCAAGTAATACAAAGGTTCGACAGCTTTCAGTTCAACTAACTTATCTGCCACTGCTTGTGCTGTAGGTGCAGTACGCTCATCCAGCCATTCCGCATTTGCGTATGTGCCGTCATCTGATGGAACGATCTTTGCCTGTGGCACTAAGGCCAACACTGCGTCGAGGTAAGTATATCCGTTTAATTCACTAATCATGTCGTCATCCATATACCGTGCGGAAGGTCGCCATAAAGGAACCAATATTGTTGGTTGAATAGTAACTTGAGTATCTAAACTGCAAAGAAAATCCTGATCCCACTGTTGCAATTTGCAGACCAAAAGAACCTGTGTTCCATCCACCATTGCTGTACTGATCC